TACTAGTATTTTAGTTCCCACACAATCTATACTAGAACCAAAAGATTCATCTGCCTGTAAACTAGCGTCTAATTTTTCAGTAAGGAAAAACACCTGGTCTTTTTTATCAAACACATAGACACCACCTGTAAATCCCCGGTCTACAAAGAATCGTGTGCTGGCATTATCAAATGTAGTGCCTTCAAGTATATCAAAATTTATAGGAAATGATGTTTTGGTATTTCTTGCACCCACAGCTATTTTTGCAGCGTTGGGGCTAATGGATACTGCGTAGCCAAAATACTCATTGGCGTATATATCAAAACTCTGCAATTTCTGTTTCACACGGAATTCTGTTACAGGTTGATCTAATTCCAACAAATACACTGATCCCTGATCTTGGTAGTTTATATCTGCTTTTGGACTTGATACTACCAACGTAGTTCCGGCAGAATCTATGTCCATAGAGAATCCAAATTGATCACCTGTGCTGATTATCAGTCCTGAATCTATATCTGTGAATGAAGACAGTGATCCCGCATTTATCATTTGTGTAAGCTCATAGGAATCGTATGAGGTTTTCTTATACACAAATATCTTGCCAGATGAAACTGTGGTGCTGTCCCCCACTTGTTGCCAATTTGCACTGTTGGACGGATCTTCATTATAACTGCGATATGTGCTGTCCGGACCTAAAAACGTATCACCTAACTGATAATACTGATACGAGTCGCCTGGCGATCCTTGATATCGTACTACCTCGCCTTCTACGTATTCTACATCTCCTCGCCATAAGCCTCTATAATTGGCAAAATATTGCCCGTCACTGTCAGGTGCACCAATAACTAGTATACTACCATCTCTATTCATAGTCATTGAAAAACCAAATCGGTCTCCTTGTTTGACCAATTCTGCTTTTTGCAAGTCTGTTAATAGACCTGTGGTAGTAAACTCCAAGGTCGATCCATCATTTTCAACAGAGATATTTGTGGGCAATGAGCAGTGCGTAGAAATCTCACTGACCTTAACCCAGTTCTGTGAATCTATAGTGATTGTACTGCCGTCCGATGTTGACGTATCGAGAGTCTGCCAGAGATTGCCACGGACATTTTCTAGTACAGGATCTTGGGCAGCTTGCCATACTATCTCGCCTTGCTTATATGATTCAAATAGATTGTAAACTCCCTTGTACAACGGATTTTCCATGTGTGTCCATGCAGTGCCATTGAATTTATAGAGATACACCCTGCCGGTGCTGTTATAGGATCCGATGGCAGATACTGCCATGTAATATTCAGTGCCGTTTACACCTATGGTTATCTCAGAACCAAACAGTTCGTTTTCCGAGGGTCTCGGTGAAACAAACGCATTAGTATTCACATATCTACCGCTGACAAATTGATAGATAGCTATCATGCCTTGTTGATAGTATCCTGAATTTCTGCCAGACTCTGCCGATGGTATACCTGTGACATGTTGTTCCCAGTCATCCGTATTGATAGCTACTTCGGTACTGCCATCTCCTACTACAGTGTTAGCATTTTTAGCTCGGTATAATCTACCACCATATAAAACAATTTCATCTTGTTGATAGAATACGTCTGCTGCCCATTCACTCATGAAATTGCTGGGAACACCGCTGGCCAATGGAGCTCCTATTACAAGGTACTTACCGTCTGGGCTTACAGCCATTTTTTCACCAAATGATCCCACAGCAATATTATAAAATCCCGACGGGGGTGCAACAATCTGTTTAAGAATTAGTCCTGTGTCAGTTTCTACATAGACATTGACAAACCCAGATCCTGGTATACTAACTATGACATGTTTGAGATTGTTGTCGTATATGACTTTGGTACCTGCACCTAATGGTGAGGACACAGAAAAATCTGTAATTGTTTTTGCAGTATATAGTTTATTTTTTTCTATAACTTCCCACTGTTCACTGCCATTGTCATCAACAAACACCAAAGACTTAGTTTTTAGTAGGGCTGCGCTGCGTTGATCAATATTAGCATAATCAGCGAATCGTGCAGATGTTAGCAAAATAATATAAATCAATGTGCTGCTATCTAGCTCAGGATCCTCAATGTCTGCACCTACTGCTATTGTAACTGTGGTATTGGTAACTGCTGTAACTCGGAAGAATCCTGTGAGATTAATTATGTCACGGATACCTATAAATTCATCGACTGCAATCGCATGTGGTTTATTCAATGTCAGTGTTACTGTTGTGTCGTCGACTCTAATCACCGATTCAACATATGCCAATTGAGATTCATTCGCTCTCAATACCGTCCAACTGCCCTGGTAAAAAGTAATCCAGATGTGGTCATTTTCATTGACTGTGGAAATATCTAAGAAGCCTAGATCATCTATGGTAGCAATTACGTGTTGGTACTGATTGGTTCCCACATAACCTGCTGTTTGCGTAGGCAGTGTTTCTGTTGAGGTAGGCAGAATATTTACTGCGTATGGCACAGGGGGAATCGTGAAATCGCTGGCAGTAAGTTTATAATATTGATCCAACGACTGTGCAGTTTCTATGTTATTCACTATAAACAACTGAGGATTCAATAACAATTTATTTTTAATCAACTGAATTTCTATTTCAGTGAATTGATCTGTACCTCCCATCCTACCAAGTAAAAATGCCCACTCTTCATTAAGTTGTATGCTAGCCGAACCGCTGCGACTAAGTTTATCAAATATTTTAGTAATAGAATTACTAGTACCTTTTTCTCTAATAAATCCCTGATATAATTGAAATTGGCTTACAGGATCTTCCGCAAGATTCTGTAAGTAATCTCGCTGTTGATATCCCACTGCATGTCTTGCCAGATCACGCTGACTTTGACTAACACCTTCTGATGATGTTTCAAAATAATCGCTAAACTGTTTAATCTTGTAATCAAAATTTGCCACTAACTGTTTTTGTGGTTGTGAATCTAATTTCACCCAGTTGGCATCATTGAACTGTTCAGTACCCAACTGATTAACTAAACTGGTCCAATTGTATGATTTGTATGCAACTATATCTCCTAGTTTGTAATCTTGAAACGGTTTCCATACCTGTATATCAACATTGTCAAACAAGAAGCCCGGACTAGTGTAGTCACCGTCCCAATCTACTGTTCGGAAGGCCTGCATTTTAATACGGCCTTGACGATATCCTGTGGTTTTATCATATATGATGTCATTAAACACTGTTCTATCATCAAACACAGTTACATGCTCTTTAAGCACAAAATACAGTTTTACATAAAATAAACCATCTGTGGTATTTGTGGTTTCTACAGTGACCGTTTGAAAACTTCTATTCACATTAATGAATCTTGGAGCCAGAGGTTTGCCATCGGCTTTCAATACCTGATAATCATAAAATCCATCTAGAATATTGTCGGACACGCCCACGGGTGTAGATATCTGCAATTTCTGTGCTGAAGGGCTAAGTGCTATTATAGCTCCGATTTCCCAGTTATGCTTGGTCCAGAACATGAATTCTTTACAGGCACTTAACCAATCTTGACTGGTTTGATTTACGGGATCATAGTTATCAAAACCTAGTCCTTGACTTTTTAGATAACTTTCATACCCCAACAAAAAATCAACCACTTGTTGGATGCTGGTCAGTCTCGTACCGTAGCTGATCTTTCTAGTAGTTATGACATTGAATTTTTTTCTTCTTTGAGCTTCCACTGCGCCAATTCGAGGTATATTTCCTAGTTTCTGCCAATTGGTTCTATCAAACCCTGAGCTGCTGTTGTGGGTTTTTAGAGCACGATAAAAATTACTTTGATATCTTACCAGCACTCCATTATTATAGTTCTTGTCCTCAATCCAATCAGTGAACGACTCGCTGACCCCACCGACTGATATCACAGGATCTTGTTGACTGATCAAAGGTTGGTGATACGTGAAGTACGGTTGTATATCATCATATCCCTTGACTAACCATCCTCCTTGAGTTTTTTCAAGAATAACTCCGCTGTACGTGATGCTGGAAATAGGACTGCTGACATTGAATATGATGTCGTAGTTTTCCGGTGGAATAAAAATACTAGACGTAGTAGCTGCTGGGCTCTTAGAATCTAAAAGAAATTTCTGTTGCTGCTGATCTACAAATCCACTCATTCTATATGACAGAGCTACGTCAAGTTTTGATATCTTGTCTTGCAGTGTGCTGGCAGACATACCACGGGAATTAGTATAGCTGACGAGATACTTTACAAGACCTACAGATAATTCACTAGACACCACTGGTGCAATGTCATTGGCGTTGATGAACAATTCGGTAACTGTACTAATGTACTGACCTAATTTATTCAACTGTGTGATCGATCTATCAAAATTATCTGTGATGTATTCAAATGGTTTCATTAAACACATTGCTTCGATAACAGCAAATGGCCATTCTGAACTAGATCTCCATGCGTATTCTACCGGAGAGATATCACCTAACGCAAAAGGTCCTTGATTATTGATCAATGAAAACTGCTGTGCTAGATTAGATTTAAGTGGACTCAACAATTTACCGTCGCCGTCGACAGGAATATGTGAGATTAATCCGGGACGTTTGTATCTATCATATCGGCCAGCTCGATCACCTTTGCGAATTATCCCGGCTTCTAGGTCTTCCCATAAAATTAAGTTATTACTGGTATATGGAGCTGATCCATATTCGGCTTCCCACCACGAAGGTAGTTCACTAAATCCCAACATTTCCCAAGGACAGCGATGTGGTCTATCGGTATCATAGAAATGCTGGTATACTCCTCTCCACCAGCCAGGAATATTTTTAGTCCTAGTAGGATCTGTCATGTTTGAATATGTGTAAGTGAATGAATTTTCACTGTCAAAATATTCATTTAGAGTATAGTTAATATTAGTGTTTTGAATCCACTTTAAAAAATCCTGGACAACTATAGCATCTAGTTGTGGTTTATCGTATTCGCCAACACCATAGTATCCGCCTAATATAGCATCAATATCAAATACCGCAGCATCATATTGCTGCTTGATGTTGTTGTAAATTCTCAGTTCAAATTCCAATAGCAGGTCATCTCGGAAATCATTATATGCAGCAGTGATGCTACCGTCGTGGCCTTGTATCACGAACCTAGGTTCTTGATATGTATCATCAAGAAATTTCATCGGTAGATATTTTTTATACAGTCCCATCGATGTTGGTGTAGGGGGTATGTAATTACTGGCAGTCGACACATACTCTCTGATTTCCAGCACATCGCCTTCTTGCAAATCTACTAGTATTCGAACAAATCCAAAAATCGATACGAACTCATAGTCTCTGGTGTTAGACAATTGTAGACCATTTAAGTATACATAAACTGCACGAGTACTGAGAGTTTGTAGATCAAATTTTTCTGATAGAGCAAAAGTTGTTATACCGGTGTCTTCGACTGTTGTGGTTATAGCGGTATATGCGCCTGCGCCAAGCATATCAGAATATGCAAATGCATCAGTGGATTTTTTAGTCGATGTTAAACTATTAATAATGTCGTCTAGAAAATCAGGGACAGAATCATTGAAGTCAATTTCAACAGATCGTATCATCAAATTGTTCTTGAAATCAGTATAGGCTTTTTGTGCGTATTGCAAAGACTTGATTATGTTGTGTGTCTTGTCACAGAGACTCATAACTGCCAACGGAGCTACTCCACTGTGTTTGAGAAATCGTTTGGCATGTTGCCTGTAATCTATTAAATCTTTGAGATTGCTGAACCCTGGCATTGCGCCAATGAAATCTGTGTCCCATTCTACTGCACTGGAAACATGATCCAATGCTTGACCTAATGTGAACGATGTTAACTCTGCGTTAAATGGATTTTTTTCTAAGCCTACCGGCAATTCATAATATCCCTCATCGGGTTCTTGATCTACCAATATTTTGATCACTACGACATCTTTGACTGAGAATTGTGTAGAAAACTCAAATACTTCTCGTTGTCTAGTCCATGTTCCTTGATATTTTGCGCCATTTACATAGAAATTGATTCTAGGCTCTTGAGTAATTGCTTCCCATTTCACTGTGAAAAATCTCAATGTGTTCGTGACGGCATCTACTACTTGACTGTCTATTATAGGTTGTAAATAATCCTTGGATAATTCTCTCCATCCATTGGCATGTGTATCTGCTATTTTATAGAAACCTGTGGCAATTTTTTTGTTTGCTGGTGCCTTATTAATGGTATAATTGAAGGTGTCGGTGTCCCAGTTAAAATCAAACTGTATATCTCCGATATTATCTATGTTTAGATAACTGATTTGAAAACCTAATTCGCTATCAACGTTCCCAGTTCCAAGTTTATAACTGATGATTTTTGACCCTTGGAATTGTGTATCTGCATAAGTAGCAGCGTCTCCAAAGCTCACTGAATTTTTATCAAATACATCAAATCTCGGGGCTTGATTTACAGAAGTTTTAGCTTGACTAACGACCCATTCTGTACCTGTGTAATGAAACATCTTACCTCGATTCACAGTGCCTCGACGCACTAACACACATTCATCTATGAGAGAATCGCTGTCATTTGCAGAAGTTAGATGTATTTGTCTACGGTTATTATGAGTTATAAATCCAACAGTGTAAATTTGATTGTTGGCAAGACGATCAGTGTCTGCTACTACAAGAATTCTAGCTCCTTCGAACAAAAATTCACCGTCTATGTTATATCCAGGAGATCCTTCTATATTTGAAAATATGTCCGTGGTACTAGTGTCGATGTAATCTACAGCCTGTTTGGCCTTGACTCCATGATTAAACAATCTAAGATCGGCTGTGAATTCTATAATAGGACGTTTAGCTCGGGCTGATTCTGCAGCAGGAAAATCTTCACCTCTGCTACTATAAGCCTGTTCTAGCACACTTCTGTGGAACCAACGATTATATCTACTCCAGGGATTTCTGTCTGCACTGTTTCTAGCAATAGTAATGTAGTCTTTGTATGTGGCATATTCAGATGCATCGTCAAACGGCTCTGTGTCAAATCCTGTGTTATCAAACAACACTTCAGGCACATCTGTGGTCAATGTAGGCACAGTTAAATCGTTGAATCTAGTCAGCGTTATCGCTGTGCCTACTCCTTCTACTAACCAGGTGTCTCGAGAATATTGTGCAGGAGATACATTACCTATGAATTCTACTATCATACCATTACTGAATACAATACCATTGCCACTAGTGTATGTGGTTTTTCCTACGATCTCAAGATCCACATTCACAAAGCTGTTGTTTTCTATATCAGCTATAACAAATCTACCGAACATCTCAGGATTAATTTTGCTCTGATAATACAGTGTATCTGGAGCGTCATAAGAAACTTCGAAGGTTAAGGTGCCATTTTCTATGCCGTTGTTTGTAATACCAGTGCTGTAGTCCAAGGCATTACCGAGAGTAGCAGGCTCTATATACTGCCAATCTTCACTGTCTATAGTGATTGAGCTAGTGTCTAGGCCAGTAACATCTCTGATAGCTCTCCACAATTTTCCATCATAGACCACAAGACTGCCTGCTAGATATGTTCGACTAGGTATAAACAACAGAGAACCTGTGTCATAGTTAGTGCGTATAGATAGACCGTTGTCTGGTGCATTTACCCTAAATTTATAGGTTTGTCCTCTGTATAAAGTCAATGTAGGATTATTAGTGTACGAATCTGGAGTAAACACAAATGAATTTGCAGTCGTGCCCATTACCACTTTATAAGTGCTGACTATACTAACACTTTGTCCGGCAATCTGAATACTGCGTGGACCTGTAGGTTCCCAATAGTATTCTCTATAATTGATAAATTTATCCCACTCTATAGGAGGATCCCAATTATAGTGTGTTTGTCCTGTGACCTTGTCATCTCTTTCTATAGTATTGCCAAAAAATTTCAGTTGATTTTTAACATCAATATAGTCATAGAAGTTTTGTATTTTATCATTGTCTCGATAGATCACACCGGGTTCTAGTTGATAACTGCTGCGCAGTGTAGCATCTGTATCTACATAGATGTCTCTGCCGTTGTAGGTTTTATCGTATCTACGACCGATGTATCCTACAACTTTGTCTAGTACTCCTGGTTGAATCAAAGGATCAAGCACACCTGACAAAAACTTGTCATTGGTAGGAGTTTGAAATACCAGCGGCAACAGTTCTACTGATTTTCTGATAGGTAAATTACTTTTAGGATAAAATTTATTTGCCATGGTTTAGGTCGTTGACACGATTGAATTTATATTTGCTCCGATACTGGCAGCTGTGATTGCTGTGACTATTTCTATGTCATCTACAGTGGCTCCACTGATTAATATTTCATCTGCTCTGCTCTGTATTTCGAACAAACTGCCGAACACCTGAGACGCCTGTTTGGGAACTATTACTATGTTAGCGAGATCAGGTGCCACAGAATTTAGGATATATGTGGTCAACTCACTCATGTAAAATCTATCACCGAAGTCCCAATTATTGATATCAAAGAACCCATCGATAGCAGTAATAACACGTACCTTGAGATCATTGTCATTAACGGATTGATTTTGATTTTTCACTATCTTAAATACTGCCTGCAGTTTGGCATCAGCTTTGGCTCCGAACAACACCTTGTATTTCACTGGATGATATATGATATCATCACTGATAGATTTAATAGGAGACAACACAGTGCCGAAGGTGGTTCGTAAATCATCGCTGGTAGGCGGTATTGGTTCAACGTTCGATCCGGTTGCTAAGAAAATTCTATAGTCTTGATCATAACTTCTAGTCAACAAATATATGTCTATGATATTGCTAGATGAGGGATCGATTCTTCGATCCACACTGGCATTGTGGACGTATTGAAATTTAAGATTTCTTCTACCAATCTCTGCTTTGTATTGATTCACAGTGTCTAGACTGTTTGTGTTTCTGTTGATTTTTTTCACTATGTCTTCTGCTTGATCATAAAAATATATCAACTGTTGGTCCGGGTACGTCACTGTATCATTGAAATCTATAAGAGATTCTTTTTCTCTAACTAATATAAGATCATTGGAGTTGTCTAACAAATTAAAAATTTTAGTACCGTACACATCAGTGATTTCTTCAAAGAATAAAAAGTTCAAGTCTTGATCAACACCTACTACGTTTTCAAAGCTGTCAGGATTATCTATAACTCCGTCGTCATCAGAATCACGAAATCCTAGTTTGATTTCGTTGGTACTTTCGTATCCGTCATCAAATTTTATCGAATCGCTGATTTCAAAATCTATATCTTGACGTAGCTCATTGATAAGATCGCTAGCAGTGTTAATTCCCAGTACTTTGATTTGATCTTTGACCACAGCTCCTAGTTGATCATTGTAACGTTTTTCGTTAGCGTCAAAATAAAAACGATTTTGGTTAACGCTGCCAAATACATAACTGAGAGTGCGTATTCTCACAGTATAACTATCAGGTTGTTTGACAAAGGCCACGATCCACGAACTATCCACTGCGGTATTAGTAGTATCACCTGATTTACCTAGACTGAAATCGTCAACGAGATTAAGATTGCTGGCTGTGATTATTTTCCATTGCGATTCTACATCAGAATATCTCAGTCCAAAATTAAGATTTGCTGATGCCTGATTAACTATTTCGTTTTCCAATGCGATGTCAAGATCGTTGATAAATCTTGGAACGATTCTCTCGGCCGCAGCACCGGTTGGTATAACATCACTGAAAAGAATTGGCCCTAATCCGTTGGTCAGCACCCCACGGCCAGCATTAGTGCCATCACCGATTATTCTAACTACCTTGGTCCAAAGACTAGAAGTCTGAGTGGGATCGGTAGGATCGACCGTGACAATTTTTCCTTTTTTGAATGCAAACCCTTGCGGGGCTGTGAACTTTATCGAACTGTTTACTAATAGATATTTTAACACAGCAGTTGAATATGTACCTACTCGAAGCAGTGAATTATCTACAACATTTTTAAAATATCCGGTGTCGCTGGAGACTGCTTGCCAAACTGTATTAGTGTCTGTGAACAGTATTTTATTAAACTTTGTGAAATAAAAATTATAAACTTCAGTGTCTGTGAACACAGGTTCGATACTGCGTCTAATAAAATTAATGATATCTAATCTATTAGAAAACTTAAATGACAGTGTGGATTCATTTTCTTGTTTATAGATGTATCCATCGTCGCCGAAAACATTAATACTGCTGTATTTTCCTGTGGCGTCTAGGATGTCAAAATTTCTACTGATCCCGCTAGAGGTTCTATTCACTGCTTTGATTTTTAAAATATTCTGAGAACTTGTCAACGGAGCAAGATTATAATCCTCTGCTGTGATCATCCTATTCTGTGTATAGTACACTGCAGGAGCGTTGGCTCTGATAACATCGATGTCTTCGGATGCTGCTGAATTTGACACTGTGCTCTGTAATGCCAGTCCAATAGTTAATGTCTGCTCAATTCCAGATTTGTTAAGATATATCACGCTGATATTAATGCCTCGCATTTCATTGGGATAGATGGTATAACTTAATCCATTACTGGTTCTATAAAATACCCTAAATGATCCTTGCGGCAGATTTCCGTAAACTCCGTCTGCAAACACCAAATCAATATTATCATTTTCTTTGGTGTTTATGGCATAGATGTTGCGAATGTCTTGAGCAACACTGTTATAGGCTATATTGTTGCCTACCAAAGATGATACCTTAGTCCACTCTTCTAGTTGTGTGCCCTGTGAACTCAATGAAAATAACCACACATCATCATTGTTGATGTTGCCTGCATCTACAGCAATTTTTTCATTGGTGGTAGGAACTTCTACAGTAAATTCTGCTAATTCAATAGTTCCCTGTTTGAACTGTATAAAAAATCCGGTGTTTGCACTGCCAGGCCCTGAACCGTCATTTTTATATATGAAACCCAATTGGTTACCAGGCACTGGTGGCTCTTCGTAGATGTTTTCACTGTTCTTAAATGCTGTAGATACTATTTCAAATCCCATGCTTAAGCCACTGACATTTTTACTAAATGAAAACAGTGGCACATCTGAGCTAATAGTGCGAAATCTATACTGTTCTGTAGCTATTCCTTGAATTATAGCCGAACCCTGACTGCGACCAAATTCTGTGTTATCTGCCATAGCAGAATTTAATACAGTGAGAAACTGTTCTAACCAGTTGGTGTTGGTGGGATCGTTCCAGGTTATTAACTGTGACGCAAGATTCTTGCCATTGCTGTCTATGATATTATCAGTGGTACTTACAGTAGTGAATTTCAACAATCCCTTGGAAGTCACATTTCGCTTGGCATTGTAACTCAACATACGAGCTATACGCAGCACACTTTCCTTGGTTTCTGCTAACTCAATGAAATTCTCTCTGCTGGCAAGATCTATACGGAATGCCAGACTCTGCCCTAGAAAAGCAATGGCGTCTATTAGCGCGAGATACTCACTGGATTCGATATAGTCGTTGAAATCTTCAGGATAATTTTCTCTAAGGTAAGTGATAATAACTCTACGTAGATTTTCAAAGTCGTAGCTTTTGAAATCAGCATTTCTAAATGTCTGATAGATTCTAGTCCAATCTTGATTTAAGATTAAATTATTTTGCCTGCTGGTTGTAGTCATACCAATATTTACCTTAAAAAATTAAATGGTCAGTTTATAACCCTGTTGGTTTTATCAAAATTAAGTGACATTTTTTCAGTGATGTTGAAAGGTCTGTAAATTAATTCCACTTGGATGCGCATGCCTTGATCCGTGCTGTCTATCTGCACTTCTTGTACAGATATCCTAGGATCATAGTTGACAATGGCTTCCACATCCTTGGCTATGATCTCTTTGACATCCGGTGTAAATGGTTCAAACAGCATGTCCCAGATCACTGTGCCGAATTCTGGATTTTCTAATTTCTCACCTTTGCGAATGTAGAAGTGATTGATCAAATCCTGCTTGACAAGATTGATGTCATATAGTTTAAAGTTCTTATTAGATTCGCTAGAGCTGAATCCTTTATAAGTATATTTGGCCTGATTCTCAGTAACATTGGCCACACTCTGTGCTGCGATTTTTTGATTGTATAGTCTAGTAGCCATGTTTTTTCCTTATGCCTTAGTGCTCATTATCTGTGCAATAGTCAACTGTCCTGTCTTCACTGCCTTAGGCACACCTACCGACATCTGTTTTGGAACGAAATGACCACTATCGTTGGCACCTGCATTATTGTGTATACCCATTGTTGCTAAAAATTGTTGGGCAAATCCTGTATAAGCACCTAATTTGTTCAGTGAATCCCATTTTCCATCTTTGTAAATCAATATATCAGCAGCTGCTCCATAATTGTGCCAGCTGTTACCAGGCGAGGCAGCTTGTGGGCCTGTCCCTGCTTTATAAGCGTCATATAGTTGCTGACTTCTTGCTAATGGTCTAAGACATTCGGACACACTCATATCCCATCCTTTTGAAAAATATTCAGTAATAAATGCTTTGATTGCTCTAGCAAATACCACTCTTACTGTGGGATCCAAGGTCATGAGATTTTCAGCAGTTCTTTTTCCATACCTACTAGGTGCAAAATATTCTGCAGTTAAATTAATACCTCCGGTTGGAATTGCTATCGATGTGGGAACCACGGGTTTTCCAGTTACCGGATCTGGCTTAGCAGCATCATAATCATTGATCTCAGCCACGTGTGCAGCCGATGCAGACACCTTGCTGTTTTCTGTTGCCTGTTTGTATTCTTCTGAAAGAACACCCCCGATTTCTCTATCTGTATCAATGGGTGTTAACTGTTGAGGTGATAAATGTTCATGCAGTTTCCAAGGTTCGTGCATTGGCACTCGTTTCATTATTGTTGATAATGTTCCAGCTTGGTAGCGTTTTGTCGTCCAGTCTCCAATAGCAGTGGCTGAAACCTCATGAGTCGACAAAGGAGGTGCAGTGACTGCAGATTCAGCAGTAGCGGCTTTAGCTGCCTGTGGACCGTTTAAATCTATTCTGCTGCCTGAAACAATTATTTTTCCAGTCACTGCTACATCTAACGTTGATGATGATGTAATTTTAAGGCTCGATTCTGAAAAAATATCAGTAGTTCCAAGTGAAGTGATTTTTGTGTTTGTCCCTACTGCCAAATCAAATGAATCGCCTGTGGTGAATTTGGTCTTGGTGCCAATTTTAATATCTAAACTTTCGCTAACAAAAACTTTCATATCTAAAGCTGATCTCAAATGAATATTTTGTAAAAAATCTCCATTCAATCTACCCTTGGCTTTGATGTTTACATTTCTACCACATTCAAGATTAAAGTCTCTATCAGCATAAAAGTTAAAATCATTTTTTGTATGTACACTGATGCTGTCTTCGGAAAATATATCTATCTTACCGTTGCTGGTAAGTTCTATCCATGCGGTGCCTCGAGCATTGGCAATGTAGATTAAATCTTCTGAATTGTGCATCAAGATTTGATGACCTGTTCTAGTTCTCACTCTAAAATATTCACTAGCAGGAATAGTAGGCGATCCCTCATTGCCTTTTTTCTGATTTGCAGGATCTAACAAATCGATGTATTTCATCGGACCTTCTGCGGCAGATTTTTCTCTATGCAATCTATCATTACCGTCGTCCATGACCAATTGTGTACCGCCTAGTCTACTCACTGGCACAGTGGCTTGACTGTCTGTTTTTCCTATCTTTTGTTTTTTAGCGGTAGATCTTCGATCTAGCGGGCCGGGTGTACTAATACCAAACACCATGCTAGGAGCTTCACGCCTTGGTGAGCTGGTGTTAAATCCTCGCACATCATCTTCTAACAGTCCTTGTTCGAGAAATCTGTCTGCTATAGGGTGAACCACTCTGGGATATTTTTCTGGATCAATTTCCTGTTTTTCACCGTTGATACGTTTGTTAACTTCAGCAACAGGAAGTGGCAGTTTTGTATTACCGTATCGTTTTTTATCTTCATCATCTAGACTGTTTACTGTGGATGCAGCTATAGCTGGCACCATATGGTTGATATTTACACCGGGCACACAGGCAAACCAATATCCCGAAGCAGGATCACCGTTGACAAACAACACCAACACATTGACCCCAATATCCGGAGGCACAAACCACATACCGTATGATTTTTGTGTATCGCTGAATCCGTCGATGGTAGATTTAGTGCCGTCATTTTTGCCCATGAACTCAAATGGAGTGTAGCCAAAAAATGGTGATGCATATTTCACAATGAAAGTTTGACTGTCGTCTCCTGCGGTGTTAGCCTGATCTTTTAAAAGATTTACTTCTATAGATCCCATAAATGAAGGATCGAGATGGCTGATCACCCTAGCAACATATATGCCTGTGGTTAACCCGCCACTTCTACCTTCATCATCAACTGATGGTCTTGATAATTCTGCCATTATTTTTGTCCTAAGTCTCTGTAATATTTAAATCCTGTCACTGGCGGTGCTTGATTAGAAGTTGT